CTCGTTCCCGACCGAGGAGGCCGCGACCAAGCTGATCTACCTGGCGATCCGCAACTTCGAGAAAGGCGGCAGGAATGTCCGGGAATGGTTTGCCGCCCGCAATCAGTTCGCTATCATGTTCGACGAACGCTTCAACGCGTGACCGTATCTGAAACCCGCATGGGCCAGCCCAGATACACAAAGTTCATGACACTCCCGCTTATGGAGGCCGAACGCCTGCATGGCTTCTGCTTCATTCGTAAACCTTGGCTTGAGATTCCCCGACACTATCGCAACAGCCTGTTTGTTTGCGCGCTAAACCCCTTCCGCTTGGCGAAGCCAGAGCGGACCGACTTGATCCTTCCGCAGTTAGATGCGAACGAGCGTGACTCTTTCTTAGAGACGCCGGAGTTGGCCTTCCATGGGCGGCTGATCCGGCTAGCTCAGCGGGCGGTTAAGGATTGCCTCACCGACGACCATAGGGCGAACGTCGAAATTCCCTACTGGGGCGCGATCATCACGGACAGCCAAGAGGTAGTATTCACCCACAACTTTGCGTTCAGGCCGACAGGAATTATGCGGGAGGCCTATGTTGGTTACCTCAATGAACTCTATGCCTGCGAAGCCGCGGGTGACGGCTTGGGAGAAGATGTATCCCTCCTGAAAATTAACGAGGTTAACAATTGGATGGGCGCTTGGATGTTCATGGAGCGCTGCGGGTTCACGGCGGGTGAGGCTTTCAACGACAAGGCAAAGGACGCTAACGATGACATCGGTTCGGAGTTAGGCTAGCGTGACACACTTGCCAAGCATCACACCTGCATCACTTGTTGGGTGAACTATCGAAAATTGCCGCTTTGCAGGCATCAACCCAGTTGTCCGTCAACCCAATTCGCCACGATCAGCCCCGGCACACCGTCCACTGCGCGCTCCGCATCCCGCGCCAGGTCCAGCCGCTTCGGCAGCTTCACCTGCGGCACCAGCAGGAAGATCGGCGCGGTGACCTTGCCGCGGCCGGTCTTCGACCGCGACACGACCGCTTGACCCTTCGTATTCAACCGTCCTTCCGCCACCAGCAAGCTCGGGCCCGTGCGGCGATAGACGAAGCGCAGGCGCAGCCCGCGCCGTCGTTCCCATTCGCCGGGCGTGATGCGGCCGCCGCGCAGGGATTTGCCAGCAGCTGGCAGCGGGATCGCCAGCCAGAACCCGTCTTTCGAGCGGATCAGCGGGCCGGTGTCATGCGCGCCGACGATGACCGGCGCTTTCGACCAGACCAGCGCCGCGGCGTCGAGGCTCTCGCCCGACCTCGGGAAGTTCTGGCTGCGGATCGAGTTGGCGAGCCGGGGGCCGAGCCCCGCGCCGGTGATCTGCAACCGCCAGGCCGACTTCAGCCCGGACCCGGCCTCGCGCATGGCGGCCGTCACCGCGCGTTCGCCCGCCGCGACCTCGGCCGCCATCATCGCGACGATGTCGGGATCGATGTCGAGCTTCAGCTTCATGGCCATCACGCGGGCCTCAGATCGACGGTCCAGACGAGCCGCTCCCGGTCGCGGACGGGCTCGCCCTGGACGAGGAAGGCGTCGCCGTCGATCTCGATGCGGTCGCCGGGCCGCGGGTTCGCCACCTCGGCGAGGCGTAGATCCAGCCGGGTGGTCTCCGACCAGATGCGCACGTCGCCGAAGTTCGTGACGTCGTCGGGCCGGCGCAGGATCGCGCGGACCAGCGATGGCGCGCCGCCCTCGGCGGTGTAGACGACGTCACGTGCGAGATGCGTATCCGCGAAGAGCGCGTCGAGGGCGGATGCGAACGCGCTGGTCATGGCTATACTGCTCCCATGAAACAGGAATCGATTTCAGAGCGCCCGACGAGGGTCCGAGCCGTTCAGGCGCTGTCAGAGGCGTTCATGCGCCAGCACCCGGACACGTCCCTCGACCCGAAGGGCTACGTTGCAGATTTTCGCGACACCCTGCGTCCGCAGGTCTCGCTGGAGGATTTCGAAGCAGACCTGTCCTCGGGCGATGGCAACGAGCTGGAGACCAAGTTTCGGGCGGCCCATTCTTCATCTGGGCTGGCGGTCAACTGCTTCGCGCCGTTTCGGAGCCGGATCGCCGACCTCGCCATGCCGATGGCTGCCGGTTTCGACGATCTTCGCTTCGAACGGAAATGCCCCACCGGACTCCGCGGCGGCCGTGCACCCAACCTCGACGTCGTGCTTTCGGGCCCCGGTAGCGTGGTCGGGATCGAGTCCAAGCTGACCGAACACCTGTCGGCCCACCGGGCCGAATTCTCGCCCGCCTACGCGGAGCAGATCAGGGACGCGCGGCGCGATCAGGGATACTTTCGCGAGATGCTGCGCCTCCGGGATCGCCCGGACCATTACACCTGGCTCGACGCTGCACAGCTCATCAAGCATGCGTTCGGTCTGGCTCGGACCTTTCCAGACCGCCCCGTGACGCTGCTCTATCTGTTCTGGGAGCCTGCGAACCCGGGTGCCGGTCCGGAGTTCGCCGCCCATCGTGAGGAGATCGACGAGTTCAGGGCGCGCGTGGCAGGATCATCACCGGCGTTCGAGGCGATGAGCTATCCGGAACTATGGCGCTTCTGGCAGGACACCGAACCGGCCGACTGGCTGGTCCGGCATCTCAGCGATCTTCACGCCCGATACGGCGTCACGCTCTGACTCAGGTCCGCCGTGCCGAGCGCAGCACCTGCGGGCGGGTGCAGATCGGGAGCGGGTTGCTCTCGATCTCGAGCCGCACCCATTCGTCGCGGTCGCGGTCGGGGATGGTGCGGGCGTAGAGCGGCAGCCCCAGCGTGTTGACCGTCTCGAAGGTGTCGGCAGGCGCGTAACAGATCTCGAAGAGCCCCTCGACACCCTCGGGATAGAAGAAGGCCTTGTCGGTCGGCACGCCGAAGCCCGCCCCACCCCGGTAGCGGCGGAAGGTGATGCCGCCGAAGCTCACCTCGTCGGCCACCCGGCCGCGCAGATCGGCCGCCGCGGCGGTGTTCAGGTAGGTCTCGCGCACCTCCTTGTGGGCGACGAGATCGGCAAAGAAGGCCGAGCCGCATTCGGCGCGGACCTGCACCGCGCCGGCCGCGAGCCCGCCCATGGAGTCCTCCACGCTCTCGATCAGCGCCTGGCAGCGCTTGCGCAGCGCGCCCGAGGCGGGCGTGGCATTGTCGAGGTCGAAGTCGATCTCGGCCGCCGGCGCGATGCCGAACTCGGTGAAGTAGTTGACCACGACCGCGTGGTCCTTGGGGTCCTTCACCAGCCCCTGGATGCCGTTCAGGAGGTGGTATTCGAAGGTCGCCTCGGCATCCTGGCGCAGCCTGCGCAGCCGGTAGGCCACCTCGGTCTGCACCTGCTGGACGGCGCTTTCGGAGCCGAAGTCGCGCACCGACTGGATCTCGGAGGCCCAGAGGACGTCCTGCTTCTTGAACTGCCGGCAGACGAAGGCGCGCATCTCGCGCCGGTCGGGCACCTGTTGCTCGTAGGCCGAGCCGCGTTCCGAGAAGGGGATCAGCGACAGCGTGCCGTCGCGGCTCTCGATGACGACGGTGCGGGAGCGCACGCCGCGCGGGCTGAAGAGGGCCGAGCCCGAGAGCAGCGCGGGCTTGTAGGGGATGTTCTCGAGCGCGCGGGTGAGCTCGACGATGCTGAAGGCATCGCCTTCGAAGATGTCCATGGTGGCCATGAGGATGTCCTTTCCCGAGCGCGCTCAGCGCAGGAGGATGCCGAGCGCCGCGAGCGCGGCGATGGCGGTGGCGGTCTGGGGTTCGGTGATGCCGTCGGGCCAAAGGATCTCGTGGCGGTTGACGATGGCCGGGCCGCGGACGAGCACGACCCCCGGCGCATCGGCATCGGTGGCATCGGCCTGACCCCAGAGAATGCCAGCGGCGTTCTGGCTGCCGTTGGAGGCCCCCGGCGTCAGCACGGTGTATTTTCCGCCCGTGGTGATCTTCCCGAGCACCGTGCCGGGGGCGAGCTTGCCTGCCCCGGAGGCAAGGGTGACGGTCTCGCGGGTGTAGTCGCGGAGGACTTCCCAGACGAGGAAGCCGCCCGGATGGGGGCCTTCGACGAGGGTGGTCATGCGCTTATCCTTTCAGCTTGAAGGTGCGGGCGACGATCTCGCCCCAGGGGCGCGCGGCCGTGCTGCGGCCGGGCTGCGGGTGATGGGGTGCGATCTCGGGCTCGGCCTCGGCGCGGGCGGCCAGTAGGGCTGCACGGACCTCCTCTAGGCTTGCGCCCTCGGCGAGGAAGCGGGACGCCATCTGCGGCAGACCGGCGAGGCAGCAGAGATCGACCACGGCGCGGGCATGGGCCATGGCCTCGGCGCGGATGACATCGGCGTCGGGGGCTGCATCATTCGTGGCCGGAAGGCTGTTGCCTTCCGAGACACCCGCGCCGGCGCTGCCCGGCTGCGGCGCCGGATCGGCGGCACCGGCATCCTCGTCCACCGCTCCGCCCTCGGCCGCGGGCCCCTCCGAACCGTTCCCGTCCGGAACGGTTTCGACGGGGTCCGCACCGGCCGCGACCGCCTCGACCAGCGCCGGGGGCGCGTTGCGGAAGCGGGCGATGTCGAAGCGGGCGGCGATGCGCACGGGCTCGGCGATCCGCGTGGCGAGGCCCGCGGCCAGCGCCTCCCCGGCGTCGAACCAGGTCTCGGCCGCCATCAGCGCGGCGATTTCGTCCTCGGGGCGGCCCGCGCGGGCAGCATAGCCGCGGACCATGGTGGCGGCGATCTTGTCGAGCGTCTCGGCCATCGCCCGCATGTCGGCGGCCGTGCCCATGACCAGCCCCGCCGGATCGTGGATCATCAGGAAGGCGTTCTCGGGCATGACGATCTCGTCGCCGGCCATCGCCACATAGGAGGCGGCCGAGGCGGCGATCCCGTCGATCCAGACGGTGACGGTGCCCGCGTGGCGCTTCAGGGCGTTGTGGATCGCGACCGCGTCGAAGACCGATCCACCGGGGCTGTTGATCCGCACAAGGATCGGCGCCCCGTCCGGGATCGCGCCGAGTTCCGCGAGGAAGCCCTTCGCCGAGACGCCCTGCGCCCCGATCTCGTCATGGATCGCCACTTCCGCGCCGCCGTCGCGGGCGCGGATCGTGTACCAGCTTGCCATGTCGTCACTCCTGTTCGGTGGCCGGATCGGTCGTCGCCGCTCCGTCGTCCGTGTCGTTGCCGGCGCCGTTGCCGGGCTCGGCCCGCGTTGCCGGCGTCGCGCGGGCGCCCTGCGTCTCGCCGGGGCTCGTGCGGTAGCGAAGGCCGAGACCTGTCGCGCGGGCTGCGTCCGTCGCGTTCTCGCGGTCGATTTCCTCGATGTCGTAGCCGGTGGCCTCGACCACTTTGCGCCGCGACGTGATGCCGGCCTCCATCGCCAGCACCTGTGCCTGGATGTCCTTCAGCGGATCGACCCAGTCCCAGCGCGGCGGGATCCACTGCACCGGTCGCACCTCTGCCGGATCGGCCTCCAGCGCGCCCGACAGGACCGCGGTCTCCAGCCAGCGCCGCCAGACCGCCCGGCAGAGCTGGTGCACGATGACGCCATGCTGCAGCTGGCCGATGCGGCGGCGGAACTCGACGAGTTCTGCCCTGAGGCTCGAGTAGTTCGCCTGCCGGACATCGCCGGTGACGAGGTGATAGGGCAGCCCCAGCGAGGCCGCGACCGAGAGCAACGTGCGGTACTGAAACGCCTCATAGCCGCCGCCGACATCCGCCGGGGACGAGAACTTCACGTCCTCGCCGGGCAGAAGCACCTGCATCGTGCCGGGCTCGAGGCTCGCGATGGCCGCCCCGTCGAGATCCGCCTCCGCCTCTCCCATCATGGGCTCTTCCGGCGCGGTCTTGGTGATGAAGCCCGCGAACATCGCCGCGGTCTTCTTCCGGTCGAGTTCGGCGTCGTCGTACTGGTCGAGCAGGAACAGCCGCACCATGGCCGGCGCGATATGCGGCAGGCCGCGGATCTGGCCCGCATCGATCGGCCGGTAGATGTGCAGCACGTCCCCGGCCGGCACCCGTACCGTCTCGGGGATGACCGCGCCCTGATCGGTGCTGTCGCCCGGATGGCGGCGGCGGAAGTGATAGGCCACGCGCCGGCCGATCGCGTCGAACTCGATCCCGCAGCGCAGCCGGTTCCCGTTCGCCGCGGTGCCGGTCTTCTCGAAGGGCAGCATCTCCGATTGCAGGAGCTGCATCTGCAGTGGGACCGTCAGCTCGTCCTCGGCCCGGCGGGGCCGCAGCCGGACGAAGCACTCGCCGGCCACGAACATCTCCCGCGCCACCATGGCCTGCAGGCCGTAGAAGTCGGTCAACCCGTCCGCATCCGCCTCGTCGGTCCAGGCCAGCCAGAGCCGCTGGACGCGATCCCGCAGGGCCGCATCCTCGATCAGCGACGAGGGCTTGATCCCGTCGCCGACGAGGTTCGCGGCGAAGGCCTCGCAGGCGTTCGCCGCATAGCCGTTGGTGACCACGAGCTCGCGCGCCCGCGCCAGCAGTCGCGGCCCGCCCGAGGCCACCAGCGCGTTGATGTTCTCCAAGGGCGGGTTCCAGCCCCGCAGCCGGCGTCGCGCCATGGCCCCCTCGAGGCGGGCGCGCAGTCCGGAGGGACCGTGGCTCCGGGGGAGCCGCGTAAGCCCGGAGGACGCGGGGCCGCCGGTCGCCCGGCGGCGGAACCTGTCGAACAGCCCCATCGATCAGAGCCCCTTGCCGGTCGTCACACGGACCTGCCGCACGATCCGCCGCCCCTCGGCCGCCGCGATCTCCCGCTCCAGCGCCTCGATCGCCCGGTCGATCTCGGCCAGGCTACGGTACTCCACGGTCTTGCCGTCGTAGCTCACGCGGGCCACGCCCGAGGAGCGCTGCGCCAGAAGCGCCTCGCGGCGTGCGCGGAGCTCGGCGGCCGTGGCCATCGGATCACCTCATGTAGCTCGAGCGCACCATGCGCCGGCGAGATGCAATGCGCGGAGCGGTCGGCGCCGTGGTCGGCGTGGCTCCCTCGGGCTTCTCGCCCGCCGTTACCCCCAGCTGCGCCTCGAGATCGGCCCATCGCGCCTCGGGCCAGCGGTCGGCGCCGGCGATCCAGGCGGCAGCGCGCGCATAGACCCGGCAGTCCAGCGCCTCGTTGCGCTCGCGCATCTTCTGCCATTCGAGCCTCGCGAAGCCGCGGCGGTTGCGCACCGTCACCAGCTGCTCGGCCGTCAACTGCCGGATCCACTCGCTGTCGGCCCAACCGGGCAGATGCACCGTGCCGGGTGGGAACGCGGCACCTTCCTCCAGCTCTTCCGCCGTCGGCCGCGCCAGCCGCAGGAAGCGATAGGTCTCGGCCTTGAAGGTCGACACCGCGACGGTCCACAGCCGCGCCCCGCGGCGCAGGCGCTTGCCACCCTCGGTCGCGTCTACGAAGGTCGGCCCCGAGACCGGGCTCGCCCGGTTGAAGCCTTCGAGCCCCTTGACCGGCGCCACCTGCGCGAAGCCGACCGAGCGCGCCCAGCCATAGACCGCGGCCGTCTCGTAGCCCGTGTCGATGGCGAGCCGCGCGAGGCCGAGTTCGGCGCCGCCGGCATGACGCCAGCTGCGGCCGAGCAGATCAGTCAGCGCCTCCCAGCTCTCCGGGCGCGCAGGGCCGCCCTCGATCACCACATGATCGACGAGCCAGCTTTCCAGCCCGCGGCCCCAGGCCCAGACATCGACCTCGATCCGGTCCTTCTGCACGTCCGCGCCGGCGGTCAGGAACAGCCCACCCGCAGGGACCGTGCCAGCCGGCCAGTCCTCCCGCCGTTCGGCGATGCGCTGCCAGTCCGGCGCCTCGCCCGTCTCGATCCAGGTCTCGCCGAGCGACGTGTTCACGAAGGTCTTCATCGCCTCGTCGCCGCCCGCCTTCGCCGAGAGGAAGCTTTTCACCATCGCCTCGAGCCGGACCCAGGGCGAGTAGATCTCGTTCAGGTGGAACCCGGCGATGCCGGCGAACGGCCTCTTGGCGATCCAGCGGCCTTTGCTTACAGCTGCCCACCGGACCTCGTCGGTCCAGGCGGCGTCGCAATCGGCGCAATGGTACCGCGCGGTCTCGGGCCGATGGCTGCCATCCGGCGCCTTGTCCCACCTCACCTGGCCCCAGGTCAGCACCTGCTCGGTGCCGCAATCCGGGCACGGCACCCGGAACTGCCGCTGGTCGCTTTCCTCGAAGGCCGTCTCGATCCGGCTCGCTCCCCGGATCGTGGGCGTCGAGACCAGCACGATCTTGCGGTTCCAGAAGGTCACCGTCCGCTTCTTCGCGAGGTTCACCGGATCGCCCTCGGCGCCCGCGCTGAACGGGTAGCGGTCCACCTCGTCGCACAGCAGGATCCGGATCGGCCGGCTCGCCAGCCCCGAGGGGGCGTTGGCGCCCACGATGGTCAGATGCCCGCCCGGAAACCGCTTGTGCAGGATCTTGTTGGTGCCGTCCCGCGACTTCGGGTCCGCGATCTTTCCCGCGAGGCAGGGCGTGTCCCGCGCCATCGGCGAGAAGCGGTCCTTCGACCAGGTCTCGGCATCCCGCTCGGTCGGCATCACCACCATGATCGGCGCCGGATCCTGGTCGATGTGGTAGCCCACGGCACAGAGTTGCGTCTCGGTCTTTCCGGTCTGTGCCGACGACATCACCACCACCGTCTCGACCCGGGCATCCGAGATCGCGTCCATGATCCCGCGCTGGTACTCCGCACGCGAGGTGCGCCAGCGCCCCGGTTCCGCGCTTGCCTCGGAACTCAGCCTGCGGTTGGCGTCCGCCCAGTCACTGATCGTCATCTCCGGCGGCGGGGTCAGCACCTTCAGCGCCGCGCGCACCGTCCGGTGCAGCACCGCCGTCCCCGGCAGGGTCAGCACCGATGTCTTCGTTGTCTTCTCGTTCGGGGCGCACATCGCTCTCCGCCAGCTCTTCCAGCGCCTCGCGGATGGCAGCCCTGATCACGTCGCGCACACCGGCCGGGCTCGCCTCCGCATGGACGGCCGGCGCGAGCCGGTCGGGCAGCGCGAGGAGCCGCGTGCGCAGCGCCGCGAGCACCACGATCCAGGCGGCCTCGACGTCCTCGGCCGCGATCACCGCGCCGCGCTTCTCCTCCGCCTCCATCTCCGCGAGATCGGCCCGCGCCCGGATGAACCGCGCGCGTTCCGAGGCGTAGTCCGGCGCGCCCGCCTGCGCCTTCGCCGCCTGGTCGCGGAGATAGCGCACATAGCCGCGCACCGACCCCACGAGGTCGTACTGCCCGCGCGTGGCCTTCGGGATCACGCCCTCCCGGCTCAGCTGCTGCACCCGTCGTTCCGAGAGATCGAGGAGCTTCGCGATCACCGCGATTGGCTGGGCGGGCGATGACATGAAGTGATCCCGGCGCTTCGATCAAAGCCATGAAATTGCGGCGATTGCACTGGATAAGCGAGCCCGGCGGAGCGAAGCTCAATCCAACGAAACGACGCACCGAAAGGAGACACCCCGATGACAACCGCCCGCCTGAACCCGATCACCACCCCGCGCCACGAACTCCGCGCCGAGAAGGCCCGACGCAATCGCGAAGCCGCGCTCTCGGCCTTTACGGCCAAGAAAGCCGAGATCGACGAGATGCTCGCGCGCTTGGCACGCCTCAGCGACGACCAATTCAACTGCGCGCCCGACGAGGTCGGCTGGGCCATGGTCGGCACCCTTGAACACTACGCCAGCCTGCTGAAGCGCATCACCGACAGTGCCTTTGGCGAGGGCGAGTACGCCCGCTGATCTCCGGCCCAGCCGGAACTCCCGCCGCGCCAACGCGCGGCTCGGGGTCGTAGAAGGCGCCGCATGTCGCGGGCCTCGAACACGGAGACCCCAGATGACCAAGCTTTCCGACACGCAACTCGTGATCCTCTGCGCCGCCGCGCAGCGCGAAGACCGCAACGTCCTGCCGCTCCCCGGCTCGCTCCGCGGCGGCGCCGCCGCCAAGGTGGTCGGCGCGCTGCTCTCCCGCGGCCTGATCGCCGAGACCACGACCGACAGCAGGGCCAAGGCCGACACCGCGCAGGGCCGCATCTGGCGCAACGACGAGGACGGCCGCGCCATCCTCCTGCACATCACGGACGCAGGCCTCGCCGCCATTGGCGTCGAGCCGGAGAGCCCCGACCTCGCGCCTACGGGCGCCGACGAGGCGCCAAGCGCGGAGCCCCCGAAAGACGCTCCCGCGGAGGCAGACCCCGCGCCCAAGGCGCGCACACCGCGCACGGGCACGAAGCAGGCGAAGCTGATCGAGATGCTCCGCGCCGAGGGCGGCGCGACCATCGATGAGATCGTGGCGGCCCTCGACTGGCAAGCTCACACGGCTAGGGGCGCCATGTCCGGCGCGCTGAAAAAGAAGCTCGGCCTGACCATCACCTCCGAAAAGGTCGAGGGAAGGGGGCGCTGCTACCGCATCGAGGACGCCTCTTGATGCCGCGTTTCAGGGTCAAGATCACCCGTGCCGTCACCGAAAGCACCTGCGTGACCGTCGAGGCCCTGTCCCCGGAGGCGGCGCAAGCCGCCGCCTTCGAGGCACTGGCCGAAATGGAGAACTCCGTCTGGACCCTTGATGAGGGTTCGTGGAATGCAGGCCATGCCTACGTCACCGCGGTCGAGACCACCGACGTGTGATGCCTCGCGCTATCGCCAACGCTCGAACAGCCGCCGCAACAGGTAACCGCGCACCAGCGAGACGCCGACGAAGGTGAGGCCGATCGTCAGATGCTCCGGGAGCCCCGTCTCGATCCCGAACCACGGGAATACGACGATCTGCGTGGCGATGGCCAAAACGTAGCCGACGACAACGTTTGCCGCGGCCTCGACCATCGACATGGTCCGGCTCTGCTTCATGCGGCCGCTTCCTTGTTCCCCGCAGTCTCGCCCAGCCGCTCGGCCTTCACCTCGGCGAAGGTCCGGCCGTCTCCATCGAGGATCGCGTCGCGGCCCGTGTCCGCCTGCCAGCGCTCGACGGCGACATCGACATAGGCTGGGCTGATCTCCATCGCGAAGACGCGACGGCCATTGGCTTCGCCCGCCATGATCTGCGAGCCGGAGCCGCAGAAGGGCTCGTAGCAGAGGCCGCCGCGCGCCACATGCTGGCGCATCGGGATCCCGAAGGCGTCGAGCGGCTTCGGCGTCGGATGGTCGGGCCGCTCGTCCCTGGCGAATGACGGCATCTCCCACGTCGAGGGCAGCGTTTCCTCCGCCACCTTCGGCGGCCGGTTCGGTCGGCGCCAGCCCATGAAGCAGGGCTCGTGCTTCCACAGGTAGTGCGACCGGGTCAGAACCCCGCGGTCCTTCACCCAGATGATCTGCTGGTGGACGAAGGCCCCGGCCTTCTCCCAGCAGGCCTCGAGCATCGCCTGGCGGCGGGAGGCGTGCCAGCAGTACCAGGCGGCGTCCTCGGTGATGGCTTCCGCCACGGCCGCCGCGATGAAGCCATCGTAGAGCTCGGCCCCCTGGCTCGAGTCGTCCCAGGTGACGCCATAGGACTGCGACCAGTCCTTGTTCCTTGTCGGGTGGTTCGAGCCGTCGTAATCGACGAGGTATGGCGGGTCGGTCGCGAACAGGATCGCGCGCTCGCCGTTCATCAGCCGGCGCACGTCATCGTGCGAGGTCGAGTCCCCGCAGAGCAGCCGGTGATCGCCGAGGATCCACAGATCGCCCGTGCGCGAAGCCGGATTGCGCGGCGGCTCGGGAATGGTCACCGGCGGCACCGAGCCCCCGGCCGCGTCGTCGAGGTCCGCCACCGCCTCTGCCAGCAGGCGATCCAGTTCCCCGTCCGTGAACCCGGTCAGGTCGAGGTCGAACTCGGCCTCGACGAGATCGCCCAGTTCCAGCCCGAGCAGCGCGTCGTCCCACTCGGCGTTCTCGCCCGAGCGGTTGTCCATCAGCCGGTAGGCGCGCGCCTGCGCCTCGGTCAGCCCCCTCGCCACATGCACCGGGGCGGTCTCGAGCCCGAGCTGGCGCGCCGCCTCGAGGCGCGTGTGGCCGGCCAGCACAACCATCTGCTCGTCCACGACGATGGGCTGCCGCCAGCCGAACTCGGCGATGGAGGCCGCGACACTGGCCACTGCCTTCTCGTTGCGCCGCGGGTTGCGCGCATAGGGAATGATCTGCGCAAGCGGCAGGTCGATCACGTCCATTGGTGGTTCCCGGATTGGGCCCCGAAACGAAACGGGGTGTTGGCCGAAACGAAACGGAGCTCCGCGAAAGCGAAATGGCCCCGGAGGGTCGTTTCGTTTCAGGCGGGTCTGTCGGGCCGTCAGGCCCTTGTTTCACTGGGGTTCCGCTCGAAGCGAAACGAAACGGGTATTTTCGGGCACGTCACTGGGAAAGCCTCGCGCCAAGCCCGCCAGCATACGAAGGTGAACGAAAAGGAACCGTAAAATCAATGGCTTACGGGAAGGCGGAGACAGTTTTTCCGGTCAAGCGGCGGGCGTTTGCCCGGTTTCGAACTGTCGCCGCTTGCGTGCCGTCATGTTCCCGTCTGGACCCCGAACTGGCTTCCGGTTGGACCCCGGAAGCAAGTGGTCTGAACCATCGTCCCTTCGTTCACGCCTCGTGCGATCATGCCCTGTTTGTATCCCTCAGAGCCGAAAAATGAACCCTTCCCGATGTCTCTCCGAAAATTCCCTCACAGGACGATTTTCCTTGACAGCCTGTCGGCGTTCTCGATCACGAAGCGCTTCGATCGCTTCGCGGGCGGCACGCGCCCGTTGAGCCGCCAGGTGATGAGCGCGATCCCGTATTGCCAGTGGCGGTTGGCGGCGGGGCGGCTCAGCCCCACCTCCCAGCAGATCGGCTTCCACGGTTTGCGGTTGGCCCTCAGCCAGACGATGCGCGCGTCGTCCTTCTCAAGCCAGCGCAGCCAGAGCATTGCTTCCTCGGCTTGGGTGATCTGGCGCGGGCTCGGGCGCGGCCGGCGCATGCGCGGCTCCTGGCCGACCTGATCGGCGAAGCTGTGGAAATACTCCGGCCAGGCGTTGAAATAGCCCTGCGGCTTCACGGTTGGCATCTGCGCGAAGACGTCGGCCGCCAGTTCCAGCCGGTCCTGCACCCGTGACATCGTCCAGTCAGCCATGTCGCTTCTGCCTTTTGCCATAAAGCTTCTCACCCAGTTGCCGCACCAGTTCCCGCTCGGGCCAGGTCAGGCGGTCATCGTCAACCGACACCGCCAGCAGGCCTTGCTCCCGCCAGCCGTCACGCTTGACCTCATCGGGATCGCGTCGCCGACCGCCATAGCCCGGCGGGGTGAACTTCATCGCCTTCATGCCAGCCCTCCCTTTGTCTCGATCGCCCACATGAGGATCGCGATGGCGTCGGCCTCGTTGTCGTCCGCGGGGCTAAAGCCGCGCGCCCGGGCGGCCGCGATCATGGCGTCCTTGTTGGCGTTTCCCTTGCCGGTCGCGAAACGCTTGATCGTGCCGACAGGGACGCCCTCGTAAGGCACGCCGCGCAACTCGGCCCACGCGGTCAGCGTGGCCATGAGCCCGCCGTAAACGTGGGCCGCATCGGTGCCGGCGTGGCGGCGGACTTCCTCGAACCAGATCGCCTCGATCGGCCCTGACAGCCGGTCGATCTCGGTCAGCCAGTTGGTGAAGCGCAGATACCGCATACCGCCGCCGTCGAAGCGGCCGGGCTTGAAACAGACCGTGCCGGTGGTGATCAGACCGTCATGCCCGCGCAGCGCCCAGCCTGTCGTGGTGCCGAGGTCGAGGGCGAGGATGGTGGATGATGGAAAGCTTGATGGTGCGGCCATATGGGGGCTCCTTTTTTCCGGCTGCTCGATGAAGGGATGGACAGGATCGCGGTGGACGAAATCGCCCAGGGGTGGGTGGTGGACCTCCCCACCTGACGGGGGGAGTCCACCCACCCCTTTAGGGGTGCCTTTTCCGAAATCTGGAATCTGGCAAAGCCTTTTGATTTCATTGAGGAAATCCAGATTGCGGGGCAGATTTCGGATGAACCCGCCCGAAATCTGGAACGGGCGCGCCAAGCCATTGAAAAACTGGCGGAAAATCCAGATTCCAGATTGCGCGCAGATTTCAGATTTCGCGAAATCTGGCCAGATTTCGGATTTCGGGGTCCAGATTTCGGCTGCGTCCGGGGCGGTGAATTTCATGCCTCACCCCCTTCCGGATAGACCCAGACCGCGGGGTTTTCGACCGGCAGAACCGCCCCGGTCTGGGGGCATTTGTAGTGGCTCGGAAACACCCGGACATGCACCCGCGTGACCTCGCCGGTCTCCGGATCGACCGTCTCCTCGCCGGTCGCCAGTTCCATGTGCTCGACGCAGAGATAGCCATACTTGCTGCGATCCGAGGCGAGGCCGAGATCGCTTGCGGCGTCCCCCTTGACGAACTTGACGATCCCCTTGGTGGTCAGGACGTTCAGCCTCTCGCGAATGCTGGTCTGCCCGCTGAGCCCGCTCCTGTTCTCGAAGGCCTCGGCAAAGAGGGTCATGGTGTACATGCGCCCCGAGCGCGCCTCTCGGTGGAGAATGTCGACGATGACCTCGCCCTTGCGATCCCGTTCGGCATCGAACTTCGCGCCCTGCTCGGCGCGCACCAGGCGTTCGTTCATCGGGTTGATCTCGACCCAGGCCCCCTTGACCTTGTCGACGAGCTTGGGCTTCAGCGCGGGGCCATTCCTGAGCTCGATCTCCAGCTTCCGTTCCGATGCGTCCTCGTCCGGCCGGTGCAGGATCAAACCCGTCGTGTAGAAGCCGCGCAGCGCGCTGGCGCCGGAAAGGGCGAGGAAGGGATCCTCCTTCACCTGGTGCTTGCTCAGCTTCTTCGTGTGGTGAACCAGGATCACGCCGCAGTCCGGGTTGACGTGGTCGCGCAGCACCTCGACCCGGTCCTTGAGGAAGAACATCATCGCGGCGTTGTCGTTCTCGCCGCCGCCATCGGGCCCGCCGTCGAAGAGGTTGCGGATCGGGTCGATGCACAGGATGTCGAGCGGATCGTCGGGGAATGCCGCCCGGACCGCGGCGGCCACGCGGGCGCTGCCCTCGGCATCAAGCAGCATCTTCAGCTTCGGCGTGACGACGAGATTGTCACGCGCCGCCACGATCAGCTCGGGCGGCAACCCGATCTGCTGCATGCGCTCGCGCAGGTAGTGATACTGGATCTCGGCCTGCAGATAGAAGATCCGCAGCGGTCGCGGCGGGGTGAAGCCGAGAAACGGCACCCCGGCGGCCATGTGCACGAGCCAGGCGATCAGGAGATCGCTCTTGCCCACCTTGGGCGCGCCGCCGAGCACCAGGAGCCCGCCCGGCGTCAGCACGCGCGGGCCGATCAGGTCGGCGGGCATGGGGCTCTTGTCGTCGAGCAGCTGCCCCAGCGTGAAGCTGGGCAGCTCGTCGGGCACGGGGGCGGCGCTGTCGAGCCGGATGAGCGGCGGCCCGTGGCGTTCGACATGGCGCGCCCAGAGGCGTTCGGATTCGCGCTTGAGCCGTTCCACGGGCCACTGGGGCCGCAGCATGGCGGCGTTGTAGCCGCAGATCGCCTCCCAGCCCTCGCTCTTCGAGAGGCGGCCCTCGTGGACCAGCCGGATGAAATAGCCGATGGCGGCGGAGGCGCCCTCGAAGCGCGACCAGTCGTCGATGCCGCCCTCGCGGACCGGGGTGACCAGCACGTCGTCCACGGCGGGCTTGTCGGGCGCGGCGAAGTCCGGCGCCAGGTTGACGCCAGGCGCGGGCGGCATGTCGGTCACCGCCTCGGCGAGCTCGTCGAGATCGCGCTCGAGCCGCGCGTTCAGCTCGACGATCCGCACCAGCGTCTTGAGGTTGTTCTTGTAGTAGACCGAGCCCGCCACGCGGATCGGCTGATGCGCCGAGCGGAAATGCATGTCGCCGCCGACCTTGGCAGCGATGTCGCCGCGCAACCGGCAGAGGCGGGCAATGTCTTCGCCCTCGATGGGTTCGGTGAGCTTCCACCAGACGTGGGCCTTGTGCCGGCCCTCCGGGGTGACGCCGCCGCTTTCCACCACCATGGTGGGCGGGCCGAGATGGCGCTCGAGATGCGCGCGCTTGGCGGCGATGTCGCCGCTGTCGATATCCACGACCACGGCCTGCATCTGCGCCACGTCCGTAGCCTTGGCCCGGCCGGTCTCGGTCACCGTGCCGGGAATGACGTAGACGGCCGCGCCTTCGCGCGCGGCCCAGTTCGCGAAGGTCGCCATCTTCTGGGGCGCCGTCTCGTCGGCCGCGATCCAGATGTTGTGCGGCCGCCCGTCGATCCCCTGGCCCTTGTCGATGAAGCTGCGCACCGGGATCAGCCCGTCGCAGTAGCCAAACACCACCTCCATGAAGGAAGCGATCTGCGCAGGATCCGGCTCGTCTCCGAACGGGTCGATTTGCGGTGCCGCGTCGTTGAAGTCGCGCCAGGGGTTGAAATGAACGAGGTTGGCCTCGGGGTGGTCGGTCGTGCTGTCGTCACGCATGTCGGTGTCCTCGGGTGGTTCGGGCGGGTCGGTGGTGTCCTTGCTCATCCGGGCAGTCCCCAGCAACGTTCGGCCCAGGGGCAGAAGCGGCATTCGAAGAAGTCGCGGTTCCGGGCCACGCGCGGCAGCAACTCGCCCGTGTCGGTGGCCCGCAGGATCCGCACCGCGCGATCCGACATGCGCTGCGCGAGCTCGGCGTCGAAGGGCACCAGCTCGTGGTGCAGCTCGGCGGTGTCCTTGTTGATCGCGGTGAAGAGCGCCGGATTGGCCGAGATGCCCGGCACGCTCGCTTCCATGTAGGCCTGGTAAAGGGCGATCTGCGCGGCGTAGACGGGCTTGGCGACGGTCACCCCCTTGGCCACCGTTTCGCGCCAGTTCTTCGCGTTCATGGTCTTGCATTCCCAGAGCGCGGGGGTGCGCAGCCCCATGGCGGCCGGAACGCCCATGACGATCCCGTCGACGTGACCGCGAATGCGCCCGCCCGCGACGGAGAAGCCGAACTGGCCTCCGTCACGCTTCCGGGTGACGAGGTCGATGCCGGCGGCGCGCAACCACGTGATGGCGAGTTCCTCGAGCGCGTGACCGATGGCGAAGATGCGCAAGGTTTGGCCAGAGAAATCCTGACCTTCATCCTTGGGCGCATGGGCGAACTCGAACTGCAGCGCGCGCTCGCAGGCGTGGCCGAGCCGCGATGCGCCGAGGTAATCGCGCGGGGGCGTCGCAGCGCGCTCTGCCTGGAGCGCGGCATCCACGGCGGCGTTGATCCGCTCGCCCATTGAGGGCCGCTTGTTGAAATCCAGCGTCAAAACGGCACCTCCGCCGTCCGGGCGATGCGGGACATCTCGGCGCCGTAGCCTTCCAGCACCTCCTCGATCAGGGCCGTGACCTCGGTTTCCGAGAGGTCACAGAGGCGCTTCTGCCAGCCGATGTCGCCCATCAAGCGGCCCAGCCGCTTCATCACCAATGCGATGGCGAGACGCTCTTCATCGGTCGTTCCGATCATGGTCTGTCCTTTCCTGTGACGGGCCGCGAACCATCGCTGGCAGGCCATCGAGCAGAACCAGCGGTGTTTGCGCGGGCGGGGTGTGTCGGGATCGAAGAATCCGAAGCCCTGCGCCGGGCGCAGGCAGACGGCGCAAAGGTGGAAACGCGGCTGCCATAGGCGGTCAGGGCCCGGTCGATCCTGAGCCGCTGTGGGCGGGGGTGAGACTTGCGGGACATGGCTCACGCGGCCCTCCGTTCCGGCGTCGCGGCGGCCTGGACAAGCTGCCGGATCGCGCGCTTGTTGAACTGGAAGGTGATCAGCGCCGAGGCGCGATAGCGGGTAAGCCCGTAATCCTGTCTCGCGCTCGCGGGCAGATATCGCAGCTGCTTCTCCGTCGGCGGCTGTCGCAGCCAGCCGCTGGTCTTGAATGCGCTCTCGTCGGTCTCGTGTTCGTTCAGCCAGTCGTCGGCCTGCGCCAGACAGACGGTGCGCTCGCCCACGCCGAGGAGGCGCGTCCGCTCGTTCTTACCGCCGCCCACGGCATGCCAGCGGCCCTCGAAAAAGAAGACGCCGCCCCAGGCATTGAAGCCGCTCGCCATGAGCGCGGACTCGTCATCGAACAGATTCTCCCAGGCGAAGCTCGAGCGCTTGAGGAGGTCGATCTCGGACATGACCACGCTTTCGAGCGGCGGCGCCCCGTCGCTCAGGAACTCGTATCCGCAGATCGGACATTGACGCGCGGCGAGCGGGACCGTCGCCTCGCATTCCGGGCAGGTCTTCGTCGGCGCGTCGCACGGTGTGGGATCGCGGCCGTCAAGATCGACGTCCTGCTCCAGCGTGCCATGGGTCAGGCTCGAGATCCCGAAATCCAGCACGATGCAGTCGGTCTTGACGATGCCGGGGTGCTCTTCCGGATCGACGGTGCGCAAACCGCGCCCGACCATCTGGATCATGGTGGACTTGCAAGATGAGGGCCGCAGCAGGATCACGCAGGACGTGGGCGGGTGGTCGAAGCCCTCGGTGAGCACCGTAACGTTGACCAGCACGGCAATCTCGCCCGAGGCATAGGCCGCGAGGATGTTGCGGCGCGTCTCGGAGCCGAGATCGCCGTGGATGACGCCGGCGGGGATTCCTTCGCCATTGAAGGCTTCGGCAACATTCTCGGCGTGGGCGACCGTCGAGCAGAAGACCACGGTCTGCCTGTCACCGGCCTTTTCGCGCCAGTGCCGGATGACCTCGGCCGTGATCGGCGCCCGGTTCATGATCTCCGCAACCGCGCCCATGTCGTAGTCGGACGCGGTCTTTCGGACGGCGCGCAGTTTCTCCTGCACGCCCACGTCGACCACGAAGGTGCGCGGCGGCACGAGGTGACCAGACGCGATCAGTTCGGCCAGCGTGACCTGGTCGCCGACGTTGTCGAAGACCTCGCGCAGCCCCTTCCGGTCTCCGCGGTTGGGTGTCGCCGTGACACCGAAGATCCGCGCGTCGGGATTGGCGTCGCGCACCCGATCGATGATCCGACGATAGCTCTCGGCCACCGCGTGATGCGCCTCGTCGATCACCAGCAGGTCGAGCTTCGGCATCGTGGCGAGATTGGAAGCCCGCGACAGCGTCGGCGCCATGGCGAAGGTGACCTGGCCGGCCCACGACTTGGAGGCGGCATCGACCACCGAGGTGGTGATGCTGGGATTGACCCGGCCGAACTTCTCCCGGTTCTGGGCTGTCAGCTCGTCGCGATGGGCCAGAACGCAGGCCTTTGCGCCGCCCGCGACCATTTCACCCGCAACGGCGGACAACATGATGGTCTTGCCGGAATTGTGCGTGAGGGTGAAATCCCCCATCAGGTAGCGATGATCGCCATCGACCGTGAATCCGTGGTATTCGCCTTCGCCGACCGGATGCACGGTGAACCCGCAGCGCAGGACGTTCTTCTTCTGCTTGCGTGGCGGCGCCTGCTTGCGCAGCACCCGCGTCGGGATCAGGTCGAGGTCGCCCGAAATGTGAACACGGGTGTAAATGTTGCCACGAACCTCCTTCTCGGCAGAGGTTGCGAGAAACCCGAGGCTGCGTGCGACAAAGACCACGTCCCGGGCCAGTCGGGAAGATTTGCTGACGAACTCGAAACAGCGTCCGTTCACCAGGTGCCCATCCGTGTCGAGCAGGCCCGCAAGGATCGCATGGCGAACGTCCCGCGATCCCAGGCGATAGGCGTCGGGCAGAAACTTCTCGCCGGTGGTCCTTCCGTAAAGTCCGAGCTTGCGCAGTTGGTCGATCAGCGCGTTGTGATGATCGCGGTCATCGACGAAAAAATAGGTATTGGCCGCGTTGTCGGGCAGTTGCTCGCATCTGAGCCTCAGGCTCTGTCCGGCGGCGAACTTGTAGAGTGCATCGACGATTTCCACGTCCGGCGTGGTGATCGACACATTGCGGATGATGCTGCCGTCGCCGAGGATCACGCCAAGCATGTACGGGTCCAGGTCGGGTGTTTCCCTCTCGGGGAAATCCACGGGCATGCGCAAGAGCTTGTGCAGATGCCGGAAATGGTCAGACGCTGCGAGCCAATCGGCGATGCTGATATCGACAAGCTGACCTTCGCGGTTGGTCCCGCGTTTGTTGTGCCCTTCATTCGTGCGCACGAGCGTCAGGATGTGACCGAGATTGACCACGAAGGGATCGCCCTTCAGCGGCCGAACCTCGAACATCTGGTCCCGGCCACGATGCAGTTCGAGAACATGCCGAGGCGTGCTGCCCGGTCCCATGAGGACATCGCCGACCGCGATGTCTTCCACTGGCCTGACGGAACCGTCATGCATGAGGATCAACGTGCCCGGGGCATGGCATCCCGTGGACGCGATCCCAAGCGTGTTGCCGTGCTTCGAGAGCGCAGCGAGGCTGCGCTCCACGAAGACTTTCTGGCGGGGACGAAGCCGCATCGGACGCCCCTCTACTCAGCCCAGGCCGGACGGCCCGGCACTGCCGGAGCAGTCTGCTGCTGCGGTGCCGCCGCCGGCTGCGGCGCGGGCGGCGATGGCGGCTGGTAGCCGTGGCCCGCCGTGCCCATGACCTGCGCATAGTCGCGATGGTCGGGCGTGACCGCCGCGCGGATCTCGTTCTTCTCCTCGCCCATCGCGTCGGTGCCGATGTCGATGCGCGCGACGAACTCCAGCCCGTCGAGATCGGCGAAGCCGTTGATCCGGCGCGCCGCCTGCGCCTCGGGCGAGGTGTCCTTGTCGGAAATCCCACGCGCCGAGTTCAGCATGCCGCGGACGAGGCTGCGGCCCATGTTGGCCCAGTCCGGCCCCTTGGGGCTGTACAGCCCGATCAGCGTGAAGATCTTGCGCCGGGCATAGGGGCCCTCGAGCACGGTGAACTCGCCGTTGAGATACACCGCACCGGTGGAGCCGCGGGTCGCATAGCCCCCGGTCCAGCCCTGCGAGGGATCGTCGAAGCCGCCGGGGCGGATGGTCAGCCGCACCTTGGCGAGCGTCCCCTTGGGGATGAGGTTCGTGTTCGACTGCGCGTCGTTGAAATCGTTCCAGAGACCGGTCATGGCGTGGGGTCCTTTCAGTTGGTGGGATCGGATTGAGGGGTCGCGGCGGGCGCCGGGATGCGCGGCGCATCGGTGACGAGCGGGCGCGCATCGATCGGCAGCGGCTGGCGGATCTTCTCGATGAGCCGGCCGAGATGCGGCGGCTCGAGCAGGTCGAGACGACCGGAGCGGTCCTTGGCCGGGTAGCCCCAGCGGTTCTGCGTTTGGCAGACGAAGACGCGCTGCGGCACACCCTTGTCGTCGGGCAGCGAGGTGAGTGTCAGCACCTCGTCGACGATGCCGGGCAGCTCGAGCCCGGTCTTCGATCCGTCGATCTGCGGGACGAAGACCTTGCGATTGAAGTCGTCGAGCTTCTCGTCGAGGATCCCGACGAAGATCACGTTCTTCGCCCGCGTGTGCTGCAGATGCGTGAGCCAGGCGATCATCTCGCGCCCGTGCAGCCCGTAGGCGCCGCGGATATCCGGCTTGCCGGTCTTGTCGGAATGCGCCTCCGGCTGGCCCTTGCACCATTGGAAGCAGAGCCGACCCGCCACGGTGATCGAGTCGATGAAGACCGTGTCGTACTTCTCCAGTACCTTCGGATCGCCGTACTTCTGGCAGATCGCCCGGTAGTGGTCCTCGCTGTAGGGCTGGTCCTTCCGCAGCGCCGGGTTGGGGCCGCCGATGAACACCGCGAAGTCGCGGCATTCCCGCCATGTCCGCGGGCGGATCGTGTCGATTGCCAGCCCCTCGATGGCGAGATCGCCGGCCTCGAGATCGAAGAACAGCGTCGTGCTTGCCTTGAGGGTTCGCAACAGCGTGGTCTTTCCCGCGCCGCTGGCTCCGAAGATCGCGGCCTTCACGCCACGCATCTCGGCCAGCCGCTCATCTGCGGTGATGATGGGAAGGGTCATGCCGGCACCTCCTGCGGCTTGCACGTTGCAACGGGATCACTGCTGGTCACGGCGGCGTAGAGCGCGTCCAGTCGATCCGCTTCGGCCAGACACTCGATGCCCTTGCGCCGCATGAAGCGCCGCGCGTCGTCGAGCAGTTCGGGGTCCGCGATGAGGTCCGGGATGGCGACGTATTCCGCGGCGCTTTCGACGAAATAGGATTTCGAGCGCAGGTCTTTCACGAGCGGCGCGAAGGCCGCGCAGATCTCCGAGAAATCCGCCTGACCCGACCCGTCGTCGCGATTGCGCAGGATGCGCTTCACCTCCGAGACGATCCCGGTGCGCAGCATGCGCAAGGCGCCTTCCTCGCGCGCCTGCGAACAGGTCAACGGAAAGGCCGCCTCCATGATCTCGTCGGCGATCCTGGGCGCGTTGTTGCCGAGGCGGGAGGCGACCTCCCACACTGATGCGGCAAAGGCCGCTGACTGGCTATTCAGCATCGAGCCACTCCTTGATTTTCGTGAAAACGGCAGCGCCGCGGTGGATGGCCCGGGCGTCGAGATGGTGGAACGGGTCGTCCCGCGCCTCGCGCATGCCCTGCCGGGCGAGAGCGAGGTTCTCGTCCGAAGCCCATTCGGCAAATGCCCGAAACGTGCCGGTCACATGCTGCCAGGCGGCGCGCTCGGGCGTCGGTGGAACATGGAGGGGATTGCGGCGGCCGGCGGGGCGCTGCGGGCGCATCCCCCGCCTGGCTGCGTCAAGCACCATCTTGCGCAGAGCGGCGCGCGTCGGCTCCTCGCCCTGCTCGAGGCGCTCGTTCAGAACGCGTCGGACGATGCCGGGCTCGGCTGCCTCGGCGTCACGGATCTGGCGGGCCTCGTGGATCTGGTCGCGGCGCAGGCCGAGATCGGATGCCGTTGCCTGAAAAGTGTTACCGTTCTCAACACTTTTGGGTCGACCGGAGGCCACGTCACCGCGGGCCTGCGCGGCATCGTATTCGTCGGCAAGCCGACGCTTGGCACGTGCCTCGATCTCGAGCGCGTGAGCCTGCGCGCGATGGGCGGCCGCGACGAGATCGTCATGGGCGCTCTTGGCCCGCTGCAACCGGGCGGCGCGTTTGGCCACGTCGTAGGCAAGGCCCGCCATGTCGCGCGCCTCGAGAACCTCGGCGGCGGTCTTGGCCCCCGCCAGCGTGCTGGCGGCGCGATCGATCAGGCTGGGAAGGTCCTGGGCCTCGGAGGAAATCGGGGCGATCGCGGTCATTGCGCACCCTCCCGCGGCAGGATCGCGACCTTCAGCGCGCCGGTCTTCACGGTCCGCGCCGGCTCGAAGCCCTGGCGGATCGCCTCGGGCCATGCCGCGTATTTGCGCTCGGGCACCTTGTAGGTGACGTCGATGTACTGGCTGGGATCGTCGCCCGCGGCGCGGATGCGCTCGACCATGGCGGCGAGCCGGGACTGGTCCCATTCGACGCGTTTCGGCAGGTCGGCGACCACCGTGAAATCGCCGTCGTCGAAGCGGACGGTGCCCGTGTCCTTGGCTTGCGCCTGACGCTCCTCGGCTGCGCGCGTGGCGTAGCGGATGGTCAGCGCGGCATCGAGCCTGGCCTTCGCCGCCTTGGCGCGCTTCAGCGCCTCATCGGTCTCGCGCTGCAGAATGGCGAGCAGTTCGACCGGCAGCTGCGCCAGTTCGGTGTCGGGGATGCCCGGCAGGTCGTCGGGCGTGGGGCTGTTGTTCGGCCAGGGCATGAACGGGTCTCCGTGATCGGCGAATGGGGTCTGGATGCGGGAAGTCACGCCGCCTGCTCCTCGAGCAGCAGCGCCGACAGCGAGGCGGCGGCGTGCTTGGGCTTGGGGCGCGCGACGGCGATGTAGGCGAAGCGGTCGGGGCCCACGCGCTCCTGCACAAGATGGACGAGGCCCTGCTCGGCGGCCCAGAAGGCGCGCGATCCGAGCCGCGACAACTCCTCCCGTTCGCGGTCCGCGAGGCGGCCGAGCATCGGGAAGATGTCGAGCACGAGGAAACCGCGATGGTATTCGAGCCGGTCGCCGGGCGCGGCCTGCGCCACCCAGGCGCAGAACTCGATTTCGGTCAGCGGGCGGCTGGCGCGGACGGTGATGAAGGGGGTGTTGCCCATGAACATGATCTCCTCCTTTCGCCTCTACTCACGCCGCAGCGAGATCGTCCCAGGAGGGACCGAGCCCGTAGGCGGTGAGGACGTGACGGAGATCGGCGAGGCGCCGGTAGAGCGCCGAGCGGCTGCCGAAGCCCTCGTCGGCCAGCGCCGTCACTGACCGATGGGCCAGCGCGCAGCAGAACCGGCGGTCGGCCTCGGGCAACCGCGCCAGTGCGGACTGCACAGCCTCGCGGGTCTGGATTTCCGCCTGCGTGTCGCGGTCCTGGCCGTGCCAGGCGGCCAGCCCGTCCGATTCCGCCAACAGGCAGCCCAACGGTTCGACCGAGCCAGCTGCCGGGGCGTCGAGGGAGAGCATCGTGCCGCCCTGCGCCCGGCGCCGGCGATGGTGCCGGATCGCGATGCGCGAGCACTGGTTGCGCAGCACGATGTTGGCGAAGGCGCCGATGGTGCCGCGGCGCTTGTCGAAGCCCGGCAGCCGACAGATCAGATCGATCAGGAGGTCCTGGCGGAGATCGTCGAGATCGGCGGCAGGGAGCGCCAGTTTACGGTGCAGACGCCGCGCCGCGACGTCTGTCTCGTCGAGCAGCGTGGCAAGGTCGGAGGGGGAAATCGGTGGGTGCATGTCGAAGGGTCCTGGTCGTTTCCGTTCACAACCCGACCGTGCAACATGCTGAAATCGTTTATCTCTCGGACTTCTCCTGAAAACCTCCCGAAAACCTCCCGGCGCCAGAGAACAGGTCTAGGCCATGAACGCGATCTCGGAAGGCGTGAGGGTGAGACGAGCGCCAACCTTGGACTTCCGCTCGATGAACCCGTTGTCCGGAACCGAGGTCAGACGCGTGTTCCTCCGGAAGGCATCGCGTAGCCTGTTCATGCAGCGGTCAACCTGTTCGGGATTGCTCTCCCGTCCCGTGCTGGCCTGCAGCGAGGCCGCGAGGCTGTCCTTCGGCACCCAGCCACCGGCAGCCACGGCCTCCTCCGCGAGCATTACGAACGCGTCGAAGTCCCGCGGCTCGACGCCGAGTTCGATGCCTTCGAAGATCACACGGCGACCGATACGGTCGATCTGGAGGCGTGTATCCGACGCTTGCGGTCCCGTAGGCACACGGATCCGGCCGAGATCGAGCGCGAAGGGAAGATCTGGATCGTCGCGGAGCAGGTCCTCAGCACGGGCCACCGTCATGCGCAGAG